GGGTCAGCCGACATATCGTTTGAGTGGTCATATACCGTTTCTGACACATATAACGCAGCCAACAATATAGATGGCTTTATCGTTTATGTTCGATCTTCAGCTAGCGCAGGTTCATATACGTTTGGAACTACACCAGTTGATGAGACTACGTACTATTTACCAAGAGAAAAAAGGGCGTTTATCTTACCAGCAGGCGCAGCTAATAGGTATTATAACTTTGGTGTTAGAGCATATAGAATGGTTGACACAGATATATCCGCAGCTGGCATCATATACAGTTCTATTATTCAGTCTACCGGAGTTGGAGAAAACCCATATCAACCCTCTTCCTCTGTAGCCTTTGCGGGAGATATTACAGGTACAATAAACTCTGTAGCAGTAACTACGGTTACAACAGCAGTTTCTAATTTTAATTCAAATAATGATCGTAAATCAACAACGCCCGCAACACCAACTTCTGTTGCATTTAGCACAGCTACATCAAATACAAACGCAAGTATAGATTTACCTCTAACCTGGGCATTCACCGGAACAGGCGATGCGTATGACATAGATGGTTTTGTTATCTTTTTAAGAACAACTACAACAACAAACGCAAATAATATTACAACAGCTGATCTTAATACTAATATTCAACAAGTGTATTTAACAGCAGAAAAAAGATCTCATACTTTTTCAGGTATTTCACCAAGTTCGTTTTATAGAGCTGCAATAAGAGCATATAGAGTTGTCGATACAGATATTAATTCAGCAGGGATTATATATGGTTCATTAGCTAATACAACAGAAAGGTCTTCTGCTACTGCTGTTTTAGGTGGATCATCTGGAATTTCAATAGGTAGCGGAAAGATTTATATTGGTGCCGGAAACTATAATAATTCAGATACTGGATTCTATGTTGATTCAACTGGACAGTTTTCCCTAAAAGATAAATTAACTTGGAATGGTACTGCTTTAAGTGTTACCGGAGCAATTAATGCAACTTCAGGAACATTTAGTGGAACAATTACTGCTAGTGGAACTATATCTGGTGGCACAATAACTGGTGCTACTATTACTGGTTCAACTTTAACAACAGCTGCATCTGGTAATAGGGTAAATATTAATTCTAATGATATAACAATATATTATACGGCTGATAACTTAGCGAGCATTAGTATCAGCGGCAGCAATGTTTACACTAATGAAATAAAAGCTTCAGGAACTTTAAAAATTAGAGGACTAGATGGGACAGCAAACAACTATATGCAAGTTGGGCATTATCCAGGTGGATTATATCAGGGCGTTCGATTACAGGGATTTGATGGTGTTACTGTAACAGGAGTAAATGATTCAGATACTGGATTTCTTGGGCACTTAGTTGTTAGAGGAAGTAGTGGCAATGAAGCAAATCTTACTCTTTATTGTACTAATAGTCATATCCAGTTGAGAGCTGCCGACAACAACGCAACATTATATCTTAGAAGAGCTAATGATACAGCGTATGCAGATTTGGAACTAAATGTACTTCGCAATCAAGGAGCCGGTATTGTATTTGCTGGTTCAACGGTTGGAGGCGGTAGCGCAAACCAGATGGGAATGTCGTGGGCAAACCCAAACATTCTTGGCACCGTTGATAACGTTGTTTCCGCAGTTTTAGGCACTGTCTCAGATAGAAGAGTAAAGGCAAATATAGAAACTTTTACTAGTGGACTGTCTGAGCTTCAGAATTTTAGAGTCGTAAAATATAATCCGTACGTTGTAACTGAGTTTACAGAAGACGGTCCTACTGTTTCTGGCGTGTTAGAACAAACAATGGTAGGTCTCATTGCTGACGAAGTCGAACAAGTAGCGCCGTGGCTTGTTCAAGGCACTGCGTCAAAGAGAGAGCTCCAAAGCGTGAATTACGCCTTGATTACTCCGCTTTTGATAAACGCCATAAAAGAAATTAATGAAAGATTGGAAGTCTTAGAAAATAAGTGATATAATGTTTTTCTATTTAAGGAGTAATCATGAACAATGATCTTGATATAAATATATTAGTTCAAACTTTTAATGAACGTATGGCTCAAATGATGACAGAAATTGTCATTAAAGAGGCTACAATTAAACAGTTGACAGCTCAAATAGAGCAATTAACTGCGCAACAAAAAACAGTAAAAACAAAAACAAAATCAGATGAATTTGAGTGAGGTAAAGAAAATGTCAGATGTAACTGAAGCAGTAGAAAATAAAGAATTCTCAATTGAGATTAAAATATCAAACGCTAACCTACAGTATAGAAGTGATTTTAATGAGGCTGAAACAATTTTTTGGATTGAAGCAGTAAAAAACATCATTATGAAGAACGCCTTTGATAAAGCTAATTTGGAAGCTAACTGATTAACTTATAAAAAAAATATAATTTGGCTACTATTTTAATAGCTGAACATACGGAGTAGATAAATGGCCATTTTAGACTTTCTTCCCTTTAGGCGAGTTGATAACTACCAGAATAATGTGGTGGCAAAAGCTTTAAATCCTGAAGAAATTAAATCAATCAATAAAGCTATGAAAATAGCATCTTTAGCTTTGGGATTCCAGGGTTCCACTTATTATTATAATAATAGAGCTACTTTTGAGCCAGCGCCTTATGACTTTGATCGCATTATGCAGGCAGCAGACACAGATTCGTATGTTAAGCAGGGCATTAATAAGTATAAGGAACTGTTCTGGAAGGAAGGATGGAAAATAGTTGGTGAAAATCCAGACGCTATTTCATACTTATATCAAAGAATAGACTATATGGAAATAGCCATGAAAAGGCCATTTCTTGATTTTTTGCTAGAGGTGTCTGATCAGTTATTTAAATTCGCTAATGCTTTTATCGTAAAAGCACGTGGTGATATAAGTGATTATTTCCCAATACCATTAAATCCAATAAACTCTACTCAAACTGTTGTAGGTTATTATTTAATTCCTACTGAGCAGGTCAGAATTTTAAGAGATAAATTTAATAGACCAAAATCCTATCAACAGGCTACTGATCCATTGACATATTCTCCAACGGACAGAGATCCTGTTTGGTCTGCGGACAGAGTTATTCACATGTATGTAGACAAAAAAACTGGTAGGGCTTTTGGCACACCATTTATCAGCTCATGCTTAGACGATATCATTGCACTCCGTCAAATGGAAGAAGACATTCAAAACTTAGTGCATAGAGAATTATTCCCTATGTATAAGTATAGAATTGGCACACCAGAGCAACCAGCTGAGCCAGATGAAATTACAAAGGCCGCAGCAGAAATAGAGAACATGAGATCTGAGGGAGGATTGATTCTTCCTCATAGACATGACATTGATGTTGTTAACTCTGGTAATGCTGGACTTAATGCTAGTCCATATATTGATCATTTTAAAGAAAGAGTAGCAGTTGGCTTAGGTTTGGCTCCACACCATCTTGGAATGATGATGAATGGCGGAAATAGATCTGTAACTGACCGTCTAGACACAGCTTTATATGACAAAATTAAACAGTATCAAAAGATATTTTCAGACATGGTTAGAGTTCATATTTTCAATGAACTATTACTTGAAGGTGGATTTGATCCAATAACTAATCCAACTGAAAGTACTGTATCTGACAGATGCTATTTTAAGTTCAATGAAATAGATGTTGATACTCAGGTTAAAAAAGAAACTCATATAATTCAAAAATATGTTAATGGAATTATTGGACTTAAAGAGTCTAGGTTAGAATTTGGCATTGATCCTGAATATGAAAAGGAAGATATGTTTGGTTCTATACAAGCAGATATCCAAAAAGATATAGCCAAAAATCAAGCAGATTTAGTTGCTAAACCAGAAATTATTGATCCTAAAAAAGATGGAGATAAACAAAACTCAGCTCAACGTGGTCAAGTTAATCTTCCAAATAATAGGAGAGGCGTAGGAAATGCTACGCGCCCCGCTAATCAACAAGGTAGAAATAATTCTCCAAATATTAAAAGATCAGATAGTGAATTATTAAGTGTAGTTGAAAGTTTACTTGAAAAAGAGTATAATGTAGTATATACAGATGAAAGCAATAAGCAAGAAAGTGATGATGAGTAAAATGAAGATTGAATTAACTAATGAAACATTAATTTCATATGTTAGAACAGAAGATGCAATAGAGGCTTTTGAGAATACCGCCGAGGCTGGACAGACTAGATTATCGCTTCAGGTTTTAGTTGAGGTTATTAATGGACTTGTATCCAAGGTCGATGAGTTGGAGGAAAATATAAAGAATTTAACTCCAATTAAAGAAGAGAAGATAGTTGAAGTTGAAACGAAGACAGCACCTAAGGCAAAAGAGCCTTCAATTGAAAAAACCGAAACTGTAGAGGAAGAAAAAGAATCTAAAGTTAAGGTATGAAATTATTAATAGGCTGTCCAATATATAAAAGAGATTGGATTTTAAATCATTGGATAAGATGTCTTATTAGTCAATCAATTGACATTAAAGATATCGGATTTGTTTTTGAAGTTTCGCCAGATGATACTTCAACAATTTCTAGTTTAGAAGCTTGGAAAAAATTTGATAAAAATATTCCATATTTTGATATTAAAATAAGAAACGATATTCCACATTTTCAACATGAAAACAATGGAAGACAGTGGACAATATCAAAATATGAAAACATGGTTTCATTAAGGAATTCATTACTCTCTACAGTTAGAGAAGTTGAGCCAGAATATTATTTTAGTTTAGATTCAGATATACTTCTTGTAAATCCAAATACAATCGAACTGCTGATAGCACATATTAAAGAAGGCGCAGATGCTGTCAGCCCACTTATGTTTATGACCCCAATAGGGGATATGTATCCAAGTGTAATGTCATGGAGAGCAGATGTTAAAGGAAAAGCTTTTCGTTTAAGAAAGTATCCATTAAATACATATTTTCAGTCTGATGTAATAATGGCTGCAAAAATGATGAGTAAAAAAGTATATCAAAATATTGACTATACAATTCATGAACAAGGCGAAGATGTAGGTTGGTCTTGGGAGTGCGCTAAGAATAATTATAAATTATTTTCCGCTGCTTATATCTATGCCCCTCATATTATGTCAATAGATATGTACAAAAATTATCTGAAAAATGGAGATTCTAGACTAGAGCAATATCAATTAGTATAAGCTTTGATAAATTTATATAAATTTGTTCAATGTTATAAAAATAAACTTACTATAATAAAAGAATTATATTTTTGGTTAAAGGATTCAAAATGTCATTTGACTTTGTAGAAAATTTTACAGTTAAACTTCCTGACTTTTCAAAGTCGGATATAAATTTTGCAGAATCATTCAATTCAAAGCATGGATTGATTATCGAAGTAGCTGCAATACATGAAGGTCTTACTTCTAATTATAATAATTATTCAGCAGTTGAATTAGAGAAGGCCTTGCAATCTTGGGTTGAACCATATCCTAAGCCAATTATTCTTAACCACGATCTTAATACAGAACCAATAGGTCGTGTCATAGCAGCAAAAATGGATACCGAAACAGATGGATCATCATTCGTCCGTTTACAGGTTGCAATTACTGACCCCGTTGCCGCACAAAAGGTTCTTGATAAAAGGTATCTAACTGGTTCAGTTGGTGGACGTGCAGGTAAGGCCGTTTGCAGTATTACTGGTGAGGATCTTGCAACAGAAGATGATTCAGGTAGACCAAGACTTCCTAAGTATAAGAGGGGTAAGGTCTATAAGGGTAAATTAGCATACATCGATATGCAGAATATTTCATTCAAAGAGTACTCTTTTGTGAATCAACCAGCCGATCAAAAATCTGGAGTAAGAAGTACCAAATTAGTCGACGGTGACGTAGCTTTGTCTAACTCAGATACCTGGGTAGCCAAGAGCGCAGCCTTTGTTTTGCACATGGACGATGAGGATATTGTATCAATTGAGGAAAATAAATCTATCCTAAAGGATATGAAGAAAAAGGAATCAAAACCAATTTATCTCCATTTAAAGGGTGCATTTTTAACCGCTTTAGCCCTACATGAGAGCGAAAGTGATATTCATAATACGAAATCATTACTATCTAGTGAAGATTCCGAAATAATCAATTCTGAGGAGACCCATAACATGGATGATATTACCAAGGATGAGGATATTCTAGCTGTTGCCACTGGCCTCAGTGAAGACCTATCTAATATCGCAGCCTCTGTTGCTACTGAAGAATCAGTTAATTCTGATGAAAGCACAGAAGATGTTCTAGAAGCCGATGCTCAGGAAGAGGCAGTTGAAACAACTGATTCCGAAGAGAGCACCGTTGCTGATGAAAATAAAGAGACCTCAGCTGACGATTCAGAAGAGGCGGAAGTACAAAGTGTAGATTCCGAAAATGCTGAAAAGCCAGAAGAGTCATTGTCAGAGGAATCTGATGATGAAGTTCAGGAAGCAGTTGAAGAAGACAATGATCTCAGCGATTTGAAAGATAATCTTGAGCAAGATCTAATTCAACTTAATAATAAAGTTAAGCTTCTTGAAGAAGAAAATGCACGCCTTAAGAGCGCACTGCATATGACTCTTGTCGAAAGAGTTGTAGATACTAAGATTGCACTAGGCATTGAACCTACTGAAAGTCGTGAGTCATTGATGGCTGAGCACGCAAAGCGTACAGCCTCTTCATTGGCAGATAGTTTGAGAGATCTTGCTAAGACTCCAGTAAAGGTAGCAAAGCGTATTAGCAATTTCCTATCTATGCCAGATGTAGCTTCAGAAGCCGAAGTAACAAGTACTGAGGACAATGTAGTTACTGTTGACAGTGAAGAGCAGGTAAAGCCAGCTGAATCACCAGTCAATTCTTTTGAGCAAGTATTAGTAGATGCTCTTATGGGCAGACGTAAACTCTGATCAATTAAGGAGAATAAAAAATGAGTTTAGCAAAATTCCGCAAGGTACATAGCAAGACAGGTGCAGGTCGGTTTGTAGTTTCAGAGGGCGTTGCCCCCGCAGCCTACCTACTTCCTCACCCAGGTCTTCCCACATGGTACTCCGACAGCGAAGATGATCGCTTTGAGATCGTCATTACTAAGGGCACCATTCTTTCAGTTGTAGCCGATGCTAATGGCGACGCTCGCGTTGTCCCCGCTAACGGCACAGGTTCAAGCCAGAGCTGGGGTGACGTAATGCCTAGCTGGGATCCCCTAGACGGCGCTACTCCAACCTCAACAACTGGTTCAACTGACACAGTATCTGTTGGAGCTTATTCAGTTCCAATCGGCTGTGCACAGTACGATCTTTACAGACCCTTTGATAAGGGAACCTCACAAGGTGCTGGTTTCATTACTCATGGTTATGTGGAGTATCCAATGGTTACAGGCATTAATGCTGATGTAACAGTTGGTTCATTAATCCGAGCCGATCACATGGGTCGTCCGGTGGCATTTGCAGCAACAACTGGTGCTGCTGGTGCTTATCCATGGTTGCAGGTAGGTAAGGTTGTTGAAGTAGAGACATTTGCCACTAACTTTGATGACGGCCTACTAAGCTACATGCAACTTCCCTCTGATCCAGGCGCACTAAAGACTGTATACGAGCTTACTCGTACAGGCGCCTACAGCGGTAAGTTAGGTATCCGGGCCAACCTGGACGTAGATCATGTCATTGGTGCTTTCCGCGTCAATTTGACACTATAATAAAAAAACAATAGCACAGGAGGAATAATCCTAAGATGAGTAAGACAATCCAAGAGCTCCTCTCAGGTCTCCCAGCTTGGGAGACTGCATTGACTGAGGACGGTTATATAGACGCAGAGAACAGAGTAACAATCAAGGAAGCTTTTGCATCATCCGATGCAGCTGCACTTTTCCCCAAGGTTATCTCACGTACTCTGAAGGAAGCAGCTGAGCCACAATTGTTGGTAACGCCACTTCTTTCCACTGTTCGCCTCGGTAAAGGGCGTTCTTTGGAGTTCCCAGCAGTCAATGCAATCCAAGCTGCCGAGATCCCAGAGGGACAAGAGTATCCAGAGCAAGCACTAGCCTTCGCTAAGCAGGTTGAGGGCAAGGTTTCAAAGAAGGGTGTTAAACTAGCTTTCACTGAGGAAGTTATCGCAGACTCACTTTGGGACATTGTCGGTCTTCATGTCCGCGCTGCTGGCCGTGCCATGGCTCGCCTAAAGGAGCAGATTGCCCTTAGCCGGTTCAAGGACGCAGCTACAATTGTGTTCGACAACGACAGTGGTTCATATGATGACACAACAGGTCGCAACATCGATGGTGCCGCTAACCTAACAGTAACCTGGGATGACATCATCGACATGGCTGCTGTTCTCATGGCTGAGAATCATATTCCAACAGATTTCATTCTTCACCCCCTAATGTGGTCAGTATTCCTTAAGGATTCAATCTTCCACGCTGGCGGTGCAGCTTCATCTGTAGGCACTAGCTGGGGTTATCGTCCTCAGTCAGCTGAGGGCGCCCTTAACGCCACAGCTCCCATGGGTCTCAATGTTCTTGTTTCACCATTCGTTAGCTTCACCGCTAAGAGTGGCGCAACAGCAGCTAAGTCAGACCTATTCTTGATCGACCGTAATGAAGTCGGTACAATGTTGGTTAAGGATGACATGAGCACAGATCAGTTCGATGATCCAAGCCGTGACATTCGCCAGCTCAAGATGAAGGAGCGGTATGACATCGTCATGCTAGGTGACGGCGAAGGCATCACAGTTGCTAAGAACGTCAGACTCAGCCGTAACTACGAAGTTCAGGTTACAAACGACGTAGCTTTAAGCTGATAGCAAAAAACCTTAGGGTTGTTATAGTTACAAATTACCCTAGAGCTGGGGGACGGTATGAGAAATCTGCCGTCCCCTATGCTATTATACCCATAAGTTTATTACTATTTATTTATAGATCTTATGTTGGAGAGTGTTAAGTGGCCCTATATTTAATTGATAACGCTACAGTCACAGTTAATACTGTAAATATTAAGTTTGGTAAAACAATAAAAATTTCTTCATTAGTTAATGCTAACTTTACTGTTTTCACAGATGCAGCTACGCCAGTTCAAGTAGCATCACCATTTAGAACGATTAATACGTTAACTGATTATAACCAGATTAGTAGAACCCTAACTCTCTACTGGAGCAAGGTATTAAGCGCTAATACAGACTATGTTATAAAGGTAACTAATCTTCTTGACTCCTCAGGATTTAATATACCAGAAGAAAAAATATCTTTCACTAGTCAAACTCAATCAGCTACCCCTTCTATTCTTCAAGAATCTCAAGCAACCGTTTTAAATGAGGTATTAGTAGAAGATAAATCAATTAGAGTAGACATTGAAACTGGATATCAAATACTAGCAAAGAATCCTAATTTTTATATTGAATCAGTTGAACCTTCAAATGGTGATTTTTATATTAATAATGATGAAAATAATGGTAGAGTTACAATTATATTTAGTTCTCGCCCAGCATCAAACTTTTTAACAAATAAATATTTTAAAGCGCAAAGAAAAAAGATACAGAGATCTCCATCAAGATGGGAAACTGTAACAGCACAAGTTTCTATGCATTCCTGGAAGCCTAATGTATATGTAGATTTCCCATCTGACGATGCTACACCAGTTTATTATACTGAAGAAAAAACATATTTTGAAACTGGATATAAATATCGTGTAATAGTTTCTGGGGAAATAGGAATATAAAATGGCTAATGCACTTTACACTAAAGCAAAAGAGGCTTTATTAGAAGGTTTATTTGATTTAACAGATAATACAATTAAAGTAGCTTTAGTAAAAAATACTTATTCGGTTAATATTAATACTCATGAATTTCTTTCTGATATTAGCGAATCAGCTGTTGCTGCCACAACAAGTCTTTTAACTGGAAAGACAACAGCCTCAGGCATCTTTGATGCAGACAATATAACAATCGAAAATTATGGAACAAGTGGCTTTGCATATCTCGTGTTATTTAAGGATACTGGAACTAGATCAACTTCTAGGCTTTTAGCTTATATCGATACAGCAACTGGCCTACCAGTAAGTTCAACATTAGAGCCTATTTCAATTACTATTAGCTGGAGTAATGATCAATATAAAATATTTAGCTTGTAAGGAATTAATATGAGCACCGCTTACCCAAATAGTCTTGATAATTTCACTAATCCAACAGCATCAGATCTACTTAGTTCTGTTACCGTTCCGCACCATCAACAACACTCTGATTTAAATGATGCGGTAGAGGCTATAGAAACTGTATTGGGACTTAGTCCAGCTGGAACTCATCTAACTGTTAAAGATAGGATAATTGCAGCAGAAAGTGCGATAACTAATCAATCAGTTTTAAATGGTTTAACTGATGTTACTATAAATCTAGCAAATCCTGGTGATGTTTTGCGTTACAACGGTTCAGCTTGGGTTAATTATAATGAAGAAAATCTTGTTGATGGAGGAAACTTTTAACAATGGCTAATACAATTAGAATTAAAAGAAGGGCATCTGGAGGATCTGGAGCCCCCAGTAGTTTAGAAAACGCAGAACTTGCATTTAACGAGGTTAATGACGTACTCTATTACGGTGAGGGTACTGGTGGAGCAGGAGGAACTGCTACTACAATACTCGCTATTGGTGGATCAGGTGCCTTTGTAACTCTATCAAGTGAGCAGACAATTTCTGGAAATAAAACATTTTCCGGAACAGTAGCCTTAGGTTCTTCTGCTAGTGCCACAACACAAAGTCCAGGAGATAATAGCACTAAAGTAGCAACAACGGGCTATGTTGATGCAGCAGTTGTAGCTGCCACCTATAACTTTACTTTAGCTGGTGATTCTGGAACGTCACAAACAATTGATGACGCAGAAACTGTAACTATATCAGGTGGAACTGGACTTTCGTCTGTGGCATCTTCTACAAATACTATTACTTTAAATCTAGATAATACTACGGTAACAGCTGGATCCTATGGCTCAGCTACTCAGATTCCTACATTTACTGTTGATGGACAAGGTAGGCTAACTGCAGCAAGCTATGCCTCAATCTCTACTTCTCTAACAGTTGGAGCAGATAGTGGAACCGCAGATGCGGTTGCCCTAGCAACAGATACTTTAACTTTTTCTGGCGGAGAAGGAATAGACACTGCTGTAACAAATAATACTATTACAATTTCCGGAGAAGATGCAACCACCTCTAATAAAGGTATTGCATCCTTTAGTTCTGATAGTTTTTCGGTTAGCTCTGGGGCTGTATCCATTAAACCAGCTGGCGTAAGCAATACCCAACTTGCTAATTCTTCAATAACAATAGGAAGTACAAGTACTTCACTTGGCTCTACAAGCCTTACACTAGCTGGACTTCAGCAAGTTGATATTGACAATATACGTATTGACGGAAATACTATTTCTGCGACAGATACTAATGGTGGAATTTCTTTAGATCCAAATGGAACTGGTCATGTTTCGGTTAATAACGCAAGAATCGAAAACTTAGCAAATCCAGAAAATGCACAAGACGCAGCTACTAAGGCATATGTTGATTCTGTAACTCAAGGATTGCATATCCATGCAACAGTGAAAGCTGCGACTGGTGCCACTTTGGCTACAATTACAGGCGGAACTGTTACCTACAGTAATGGTACAGATGGGGTTAATGCAACTCTTACACTTGGTACAGCACTGACTACGTTAGATAACTATAGTCTCCAAAATGGAGATAGAATTTTAGTTAAGAACCAAGCAAACGCAGCCCATAATGGTATCTACACTTGGGCGACTGGTGGTACAGTACTTACCAGAGCTAGCGATTTTGATTCAGCAGCGGAAATTGCAGGCGGAGACTTCGTATTCGTAGACAGTGGAGATAATTATGGCAACACCGGTTGGGTTTGCGCTGATGAAGTTAATACAGTTGGAACTGATGCAGTAAACTGGATCCAGTTCTCAGGCGCAGGAACCTATTTAGCTGGTAATGGTTTAGTGTTAGATGGTTCTACCTTTAATATTAACTTGGCTACAAATAGTGGTTTATTAATTACTTCAGATGAATTGCAAGTTAATAGCACAATAGCTGGTAATGGTCTAACTTTTTCTAATGGTGTTATAGCTGTTGGTGGTACTTCTGACAGAATCTCAGTAACATCAGACGCAATTGATATTGCATCAACTTACGCAGGTCAAAGCTCTATTACAACCCTTGGAACAATCACAACTGGTACTTGGAATGGTACAACTATAGCAATAGCTAATGGTGGAACTGGATCAACTACAGCTTCAGGTGCTCGTACTGCTCTTGGCTTAGCTATTGGAACAGATGTCCAGGCTTATGACGCAGAACTAGCTGCTATAGCAGGTTTAACCTCTGCTTCAGATAAACTCCCATACTTTACTGGTTCTGGTACAGCAGCTTTAGCAACTTTTACTTCGTTTGGTAGATCATTAGTTGATGACGCTGACGCTTCAGCAGCTCGTACAACTCTAGGCTTAGGCACAATTGCCACGCAGAATTCAAATAATGTTTCCATTACTGGTGGTTCAATAGACAATATAACTATAGATGGTGGAACCTTCTAATAGAAGGACTCTAAATGAAATATGATGGAGATATAGCATATAATCAAGCTCATTTTAATTATAATGGAATATATGTAGTATCTCCTCAGTCATTTAATATTCCACAAAATTTTGGTGGTTTAAATTTATTAAATGTTTTAATAATCTCTCCACCATCCATAAATAGCACTTTAGTATTTGTAGATACAGCTAATGTAGTTACACCTAGTGGAATAATTGAAAATAGTGAAACCTCATCTTCAATTAGCATGGTTTCATTTAATGATTTTGCCATTATGGAGATTGAAAAAATATCTGAAGACGCATTTGCACTAGCTTCTTTAAATAATCAAGAATTATCTAGCGCAGGCTATCTAGCTATATCTATTGATAAAAACGAAGCCTATGCAATATCGAATGCTGAAAGGATTATCTTGGATAATAACTCAGCAGGCACAATAGACATTACTATTATATCTAACGTTTAATAAATAAGAAGGTAAAAATGTCAACAGATAGAGTCATAGTTAGTGATACGGTTAGAATAACAGTTAAATTTAAAGATATTGACTCTAATGGAGTAGAGGTAGATTTAGCTCCAATTTCTGTCAATGTTTTAATTAAAGATTCTTCGGCAGCTACCATTGTTTCTAGTTCAGCTACATCTTTAACTAGTTCTATATATTATTATGATTATACCCCAACAATAGCAGATACTTATACAGTAAAATTTACTGGTCTATTGGTTGGTGGAAATAATGTAGTTGTAGAACAAAAACTCTATGTGAGCTCTTCCATCGAGGAGTATCAACCAACAATCGTATTAAAAAGTGATGAAATAATTACTTTTGCACCAGATATTAGCCCATTATATATCGATCCAGAATCACTACTGCCATATTTCCCAGATGCAACACTTCTAGAAATTGGCGAAATAGCTCATAATTATTCTTTAGAGGTTAAAAGCATATATTCTTTAATTGATTCAGATACTAGCGATACCCTTTCATTTACAGCTTTAGAGTACATCAAAGCTGCAACCGCATGTGAGCTTAGTAGAACTTATGGTTTTGGTGGAGATGATGAAATGTCAGTAAGATTGGGAGATTTAAGTATTAGTAATAGTTCCGTTCCAAGAAAAATTGTTACAAGAGACAACGCTACTACATGGTGTCAGATAGCAGCAGCTTTGCGAAAAGAAATGCTCGCCAAAAAAGTTGGACCCAGATCCATGCAGCCTCGTGGCCTTCCAGTTGAAGCAAATGCAACTAATGTTGACCCATTAACTGGTAAGGCTTTTTACCTATCAGATATAGAAAAATATGGTCCTGGAACAACAATTATTGCAAATGATGACCCAATGCCAAAACGAGGTCTAAAGAGTTATGATTGATATTAAAAAAACATTTCGAAAGATATTACGTGAATGGGGTCATGACGTACATATACAAAGAATTCTTCCAAATGGAAATCACAATAATCAATTTGAATTAGTGACTACTCGGCAAGTTGGACAGTCTGGAATCACAAATGCCAATTCAACACAAGAGAACGACGAAGGTATTCTAACTGGCTACGATGCTGTTTATTACTTTGAGGATACAATTTATCCCAAAGAAGGTGATAGAATATATGAAAATTATTCTGGAAAAACAATTAGAAATTATACAATGTTCAGGATCGATGCTGTCACTGCTGCTAGAGGGAGACAGGGAAAAATAAATTATTGGATAGTTGGCGCAACAAGAGAGAAGTAAAATGTTAATAGTTAGCAAGGGTCAATCTGTACAATTTAAATTTATATTTATCTCTGAAGGAGATATTTATGACCCTACCGACAATGCAACTCCTTTAGACATTTATTTTTCTATTGTTCGTGGAGACTATGGAAATGGCCCCATTATTGATGGTCCTTATTCTTATCTTAATCAAGATGAAACTCCAACTGGAACTACATATATAGAAAAAAGTGCTTCAAAAGAATTTACATTTTTTTATCAAGTACCTGCAAATTTATATGAAGGAATTTATTCAGTAATAGCACAAACCTCTAATTCAATAGAAAACCTAAGTATAAGTGCAAAATTTCAGGTTAAAGGTGAATCAACTAATTTAAGTCCAATTGTTATTTCACCAAATAAAAGTTCGATTATAAATTATAAACCAAATTATGAACAGTTAAATGCAAATAATACAAGTACAGTATTATTAATCGGACACGCTGACGGAATTAATCTAAATGATCCAGTTAAAATAAGATCAATACAAAGTGCAATTGATTTATTAGGCGCAGATCTTTCAAGCCCACTCCTTAGAGGGGTCTTTGACGCCTATGCCGCAGGAGCTAGAGATATAATGATATGCGCTGCTGCACCAATGTCTGAATACGTAGAAAGATATTCTAATAGAAATACTTCAATAACACTTTTTGATCTTTCATCGGCAACTCCAAGTAATTATACATTCTATGAAAAGTATTATGAAAGATTAGAAGAAACCTATGATTTAATTAAAGATTTGGATTTTGTTGATATTGTAGTTCCATTGGAAACATCTATTATTCAAACAGGAAGTGTTGATTTTATTACCCAATTAGCTAATTATTGTAGTGATTTCCATAATTCTACTGGTTATGTTCAAATTGGGGTAATTGGATCCAGAAGTGGTGGTCTATCCTCTTCTGATGTGGATCTTCTTGAATCAAATACAATTTTCACTGATAAATTAACTACTTTTAATACTAATGGAACAGTATCTTCTGATAATGGAAGATTTGTCATACCAGTTTATGGAGAAGCTGTTTTTCAACATGATCAGTTAAAAACTTCTTATGTATCATCTTTAGCAGCATCTGTTGCAGGGATGATTGCTTCTAGACCACTGAATATAGGAATGATTAGGACAAGAGTCCCAGGCGCTATGTCAGTTTATGGGGCAGATCTTACTCATTCTGAAAATCAGAGATTAGACACAATTGGTGTTAATACAATTTACAGAGGAAAGAAAACAAGAAGATCAACACCATTTGAGGTGTATTTAACTAATGAATATACATTAGCTAATTCTAATTCCACTTTAACTAAAGCAGCTCAGATGAGATTAATAGCTTTATTAGTGAGTCGAATAAGAAGTTACGGCTATCAGGCTATTGGGCAATTGGGTTATGATAAGGTTATTGATAATGTAAGATCTCTTTTGGAATCATTAAAGAATGATAAAATTATTGTTGATTATTCATTTAATGTAGAGGTAAGTACAACAACATCTGCAAGTTTAATTTTTTACATCGAAGTTCTTTCGGCTTTGGGTCTTAAGAAAATCGATTTCGCACTATCAACAGGTCCAGGAGCTTAATAATGGTATACATGAATAGAGGATTTCCTTCCCACGGAAGGAAGAGTAGATACACTGAACCGATTTGGTCTAGCCAAATAAAGGACACCGTTCTTCAATCCCCTGGATATAGAAGATTGGATGATAATGGTGTAGAAGAAATATATTCAGGAAATCTAAGCTATTTAGAATTTATAGCTTTAGTAAAAAAAATTTGGGAAGAAAGTTATCCTACAATTCCAGTTTTACCTAGCGGTATTAATAGAGAAACTAGTGCAGTGTATTCTGATTCAGGATCAGCAAGTTCAGCAGTTAAAGAAGTTTCTTCAGCTCCTTCTTCTTCAACTTCAGGCCTCTCTGCTTTAGAAGAATTCCCAGCTATTATTGTTTACTCTCTTGAGTTAAGAAAAACTCATACAACTGAACCCAAACCAAGAATGAGACAAAATGTTTTATCTAATACCGTTACAGTTTTTGGGCAAAAATTTCAAAATATAGTATCATTTTCAGTTCTAACAAAAGTCGGTACTTTTCAAAACAATGACACTACAACTACTAGGGACGATCTAGACGCCTCCGTCTTAGCTGATCAAATAATGGAGGCTTTTGAGGATTTTATGATGGAGTATACTCCAATATTTAAAGCGGCTGGAGCTGCTGAATTAATATATTCTAGAAGATTATCTGATTCGGAAATTAATAGAGACGGAAAAGATATACATAAAAGAACTGTTACATATATGTTGACAACAGAAAAGACATTTGCTATTAAGAATGAGAGAATTCAAAAAATTGCAATTGATGCCAGAACCTGGATGGCGTATGAAAAGAGCATCGTAGACGCTCTAGCGACACCTAATTATGAGGATATTTCAATAAATATTGTTGATTTAGAACAAACCGCTACTCCAAATTACTAAGTAGCCTATATATTTATTCTTATATAAAAAAGTACTGTAGTTGTTTTTATAAGTTAACTGTTACTATAAATGAAGATTCTAAAAGATTCCTAATCGGAGGTCTAAAAATAACATGGCTATACCTGGAGTAACAACCTTAATAAGAGATCGCTTTTATAGTGTATCAAGACAAGATGCACCTGTTGGTCCTAGAATTGTAACTATCGCTCGTCGTTCAACAGCTGACGGTACTGGCGGAGTTGCAGATCTTGACGTAGTTAGAGTAACTAATGAAGCAGATGCTATTACTGCATTTGGTAGTGGCTCCGACGCCCACAGAGCATTTGTTGAATTAGTGACAGCTGGTGCCGAAAGAATTTTCGTTGTGCCA